AACTGCTGATGGCTGACATCCTCCTCCGCGGCCTCGCCTTCCCCTTCGTCCGTGAAGCCACTGACTTCGCCGTCGCGGAGTCGATCGATCAGGTCCAACAGGACATCGCCATGGCGCTTACGACCCCGCGTGGGACCCTCCCATGGCGTCCTGACTTCGGCTCTGACCTTCATCGCCTCCGCCACTCCAACTCGCAAGCCGCCGCTGGCATCGCCTCAAACTTCGTCGCCCGCTGCCTCGAGCGCTGGGTTCCCTACGTCCGCCTCGCCGGCACCACCGTGACGATCGAGGGGACCGCGCTGCGACTGACCATCACCTACCGCATCGTGACAGGGCCGCTCGCTCAGAATGAAGCGATCAAGCAGTCCGTGACCGTCGCTGCGTGAGCCTATGCCGATTCTCCCAACCAAACTTGACTACACGGATAAAGACGAGGCGTCCCTACGCCTGCGCCTCCAGAAGCTCGTGAAGTCCGTGTATCCGGCGTGGACTGACTACAGCACGGCGAACTTCGGGAACATCCTCCTCGAGCTCTTTGCACACGTGGGCGGTATCTCCACGTTCTACATGGACCAGCAAGCCGGCGAGTCCCGGTGGTCCACGGCGCAACTTCGCAAGAACATCCTCGCCCTCGTCAAGCTGATCAACTACCAGCCCAGGACCGCGACCTCCTCGCGTACCGATGTCGTCCTGACGCTCGCCGCTGTCCCCACTGGTGATGTCACCTTTGACGCCAACGATGTCTTCACGACCGAGGGTAAGACCACCGTCCGCTTCGAGTTGATCGAGGCCGCCACGATCGCTGCGGGCGCCAACCCACCTACGGTCACGGTCACGGTCGCCAACAGGACGAAGCGGCTAGAAATCTTCCCCTCGTCCGGTCTCGCCAACCAAGAAATCGCCCTCTCTGCGACCCCCTTCCTGACCGAGGACATCTCGATCACTGACGCCGGTGGGGCGTGGACCTTGGTCTCTGACTTCTCGGATTCCGGCCCGCTCGATCGACACTTCACCGTGACGATCGATCACAACTCCCGGGCCACCCTGCGCTTCGGTACGGGCATCGTTGGCGCCCTAGCCCAGGGCTCCCTCAACGTCACCTACTACACTGGTGGGGGCTCCACAGGCAACGTGGAGGCCGGCACCGTGACCCGCGTCGGTCGCAACTACGTCGACTCGCTGGGCAACCCCGTGATCGTCACGTGCACCAACCCCGCCGCTGCGACCCCCGCAGTGGACGAGGAGACGGTGGCCGAAATCCGCGAGAACGCCCCGCGCTCGCTGCGTGTGCTCAACAGGACCGTGGCCCGAGAGGACTACGAAATCAACGCTCTGCGGGTCCCCGGTGTCAGTCGTGCTCTCATGCTCACGAGCAACGAAGACCCCGGCATCGCGGAGAACGCGGGCATTCTCTATGTGGTCCCGGACGGCGCGGGCGTCCCTACGACCGACCTCAAGAACGCCGTATCGGACATGGTGACCATCACCTACCCGAAGACGATCACCTTCTCACTCACCGTGTCGGACCCCGTGTACCTCACTGTGGCGATTCGTGCGCGGGTGTACTTGGAGCAGGGCTACACGAACGCGGTCGTCAAGGCGTCCATCCTCGCCGCGCTCACTGCCTTCTTCGCGCTGGACAACCCAGACGGCACGATGAACACCGCGATCGACTTCGGCTTCAACTACAAGGACGCCAACGGGGAGCCGACCAATGAGCTCCCACTGTCGACCCTCATGGATGTGGTCAAGGACTGCGCTGGAGTCCGCAAGATGGACGACAGCACGTCAGGCTTCCTAGTCAACCTCAAGCATCAAGACCTCGCTATCGGGGTCAGGGCGCTTCCTCGGCTAGGTCAGGTCGTTCTCATCAATGGTGACACTGGGGCGACGATGTAGTCATGGCGCACGCCTTCACCAACATTGGGTTTGAGACAGTGGGCGCGACTCCCGGGCTCGCGTCGGGGTGGTCCTGCGCCGTCTTCGCCACGGCTGAGGAGTACGCCTCCTACGATGTCACCCTCCCCGAACCTGTCGAGGACTTCGAGGAGGAGTGGGCTACCAACAATGAGGACGGCGCCTTCGTCCTCAGTGCGACCGCCGCGGCCTCCTACGACATCGCTCAGCCTGAGACCTACGAGGACTTCGAGGAGGACTGGAGTAATACTCCGTTCTCCTTGACACTCCCAGTTGTTGCTGTGGCCGCCTACGACGCCACCAATGAAGACTTTGAGGACTTCGAGGAGGGGTGGGACAGCAATGAAAACGACATCGCGGAGTTCGTGGGGCCGGGGACCGACATCACTGTGGCGTCCTACGATCTAGTGGTGCCCGAGGCGCGCGAGGACTTTGAGGAAGAGTGGCGCGACTGCGAGGACGACATCACAGACTTCGTAGGTGTAGGCACAGACCTCGTGATCGCTACCTACGACGGCGAGAACTTTGAGGACTTCGAGGAAACCGACCTTCGCATGTACACCGCGGAGGTCACGGGTGTGGGGGCGGACGGCGACAAACTGATCGTCTACGTCAACGGGACCCCGATCGAGCGCCTGTGTACCGGCGTCGGCTCATTCAACACAGAGCGCGACTTCCTCGTGGACGCGATCAACGCGGCTGTGCTCGGGGCTGACGCGATCGCGGGCGGCACAGGTGAGATCAAACTCCGCTCGAGCATCTCCGGCGACCCCCTCTCGATCAAGGTGGAAGCCACGGGGGCGACTGCCAAGATCATCTTGCAGGCCCCTCCGAACAAGACCCTGTATTGGACGCAGACGGGCGAGCTCGCGGCGTGAGCCAACCCATAGGATAGACGCATGGCTGAAGCAAACTGGACTGTACTTGGTAGCTCGCTGAATATCAGCAACGTGCGTCGCGGCGTCACGGCTGGCACGACCCCGCCCGCAGGCGGCGGCACCTTCGTGTATGGGTTCAACAGCGCGTCTGCGACAGCGGGCACCGTTGGGCTCTACACGAACCAAGCCAACTTCATCCCGACCGCGAAGGGCGGCAGCATCCGCGCCGCGATTCGTCGGGGTACGAGCGCGTCGCCTACCGGCTTCTCACCCTTCCTATTCATCGGACTGCAGGGCGCGAGCGTCAGTGACAACGCCTACATGCTCGGTCTATCCGACGCCGCTCCGAGCACGCTGGTGCTGCGCAAGGGGGCCCTCTCTGAAGGCATCGTGGACGGCGAGGTCGGGGATTCCGGCATCCTCGCGCAGTCCACGGACACCTTCGATGAGGGCACTTGGTACCACTTCCGCCTCGACATGATCGTCAACCCGTCCGGGGACGTGATTCTGCGGGTGTATCAGAACATCCTCGCGGACAACGCTGTGACTGCCCCCGTGTGGGCCGCGCTTGACGGGCTGGACGCTGAGACAGACGGCGCCGCATTCATCGATGACGCGCTTGGGGTGAACTCTGGCAGCGTCCCGTTTGCTGCGGGCTACATGGGTTTTGGCTTCCAAGTCGACGGCCTCTCGCGGCGCTCCTACTTCGATCACATCGAGTCCTACCGCCAGGTCTAAGGCCCGCCTGTGCCATCGTTCAACGCCTTCAACAAGCAGTTTGGAACCGAGCAGGGCCGGTGTTCGCCGGACAACTTCTCGAGCGATGGCACGTACGCCTTCACCCTTGGCCACGATGAGCCACTGACCTTTGCTCGGCTCAGGGTGGGGGACCGCATCACGATCTCGCAGACCGCCGACATTGGGACCACGAAGGTTCTCAAGGCCCGCGTGCGGTGCAGGGGCCCCCAGTTCATGCCCGGTGACACCAACTGGCGCCTCTCCCTGTACATTGACGGGGTAGAGAAGACGCACCGCATCTGCACCGCGGAGACCCTCACGGACTATGTGAGTTTCGCCGCCAACCTGACCGGCTATGCGGGCAGTGTCTCGATCGCCTTCGTCCTCAAACTCATGGAGTCCTAGTTATGTCCGGTGGTACTTCGGCAGGCAACATCATCACTGAGGCCGCCGCTGTCTACGCGGTGCGAACGTGGGTCGACATCACGAAGGTTGACGAGTTGGGTGTCATCGCGGACGCGCAACTCGACGCGATCATCGCGGCCAACTGGTTCAACAACGTTGACGACAACCTGATTCAGGTCAACGCGTGGATGAACGGGACGGGCGTGGCGCCACACATCCGCGGCACGATCGGGACACTAGCCACCCTCAACTCGACGACGGGCAACGTCACCACGGTCAACGCTACGACCGTCAACGCGACCGATGTTGCTACGACCACTGTGGCCGCCACAGCGGTGACGACCACCACGGCTGTTGTGGGCGCGGGGGCTATCAGCGACGGCGTGAGCACTGCGGATGACCTCGTGGTAGGCAGCATCGCAGGGACCGATCGCGGCATCACGATTCTGTCGACCTCTGTGGGCCGCCTCTGCTTTGCGGACACCGCGGCGACCCTCACCGGCTTCGTGTCCTACACGCACGCCACGGACACCCTGGGCCTTGGGGTGGCCGGCGCCGCGGAACTCAACCTGACGAGCGCCGCGCTCGCCCCCGCCACAGATGGTGGCATCTCGCTGGGTACCTCCTCACTCAAGTACCTCGAGTCGCACGCCACCACAGTCACCGCGTACAGCGCTTTCAACGTGGGCGACGCGACGGGTAGCCCTGTCCTCACCGTCAACAGGGACACCGCGGGGGACGGGGACCTCATCTTCGCCGCGGAGGGCGTCACGGGGTGGCGCTGGCGACATGCCGCCGCTGGTGGCCTGACCCTTGACCGCTACTCCGCTGGAGTCTATGCGGACTCGGTAGCGTTTGGTGCGAGCTCGGTCACCTTCCCACTCGAGGTTGTTGTCTCAGACGGCCTCACGGTCGCGGGCAGCCTGACCTATCTCAGCAACGCGAGCGCGCTCCTGCGGATTGGTAGCGGCTCCAACACCGCAGCAATCAACCTGCGCGGGTCGACCACCACGATCGGTTTCAACGATGGGGCCAATGACCTGTTCACGATCGAGTGTGACGGGAACCTGAACATCAATCGCTACTCCGGCGGGGTGTATCAGGATGGTCTCGTCTACAACAGCTCTGGGTTCAACCTGCCCCCGATCACGGTGGTGGGGAGCGCGAGCGCCTCGACTGCCATCCTAGCGGTGTCCAAGGACGAGGCCGGTGAGGGCCGAATGGCCTTCCTCAGCGAGGGTGTCTCGCGCTGGTATTGGTCCTGCGACTCGAGCGAGAACCTGAACCTGATTCGCTTGGACTCCGGCGGTAGCATCCTCAGCACGTGCACCTTCTCCAACTCGACGGGCGCATGGTCGCTGCCCAATGACATCACCCTCACGGGGTCGGGTCGCACACTGACGATCGGTGACAACTCTGGGGCAGCAACAGTCACGATCTCGAAGTCGACCGGCACCGCGGGCGCTGTGAACTTCCTCGCCAACGCGGTCAAGCGCTGGGCCTTCAACTTTGACTCCTCGCAGAACCTCCTTGTCTCCCGCTACAACAGCAGCGGTGTCCTACAGGACTCCACTACACTGAGCAACAGCGACGGTTCGTGGCAGTTCCCCGCGGGTATCGGGGTGTCAGGGCAGACGCGGCGCTTGACCTCGGGGACAGGTGCACCTGCCGCCGCTGCCACCAACGGGGACATCTACTGGCGCATCGACGGCACCATCTCCACGACGTTCTACGTGCGCATTGGCGGCGTGTGGACGGCCGCGGTCTGGACCTGAGGCAAGCCTACGCGAGCCATGCAAAGCATCGACCCCAGCACGCCGCTACTCGCTCTCAACGGCTCCCCTATCCGCCGCATCGCGGTCGACTGGCGCGACACACTGCGCACGGTCGGGACCATGGCGCAGCGGGCTCCAAACCTGCCTGTGTCGCAGTTGCTTGACGCGGCTGGCAAGGCGATCGAGGGGGCCGAAGGCGCGGGCATGACGTTGGGCGATGCGGTCCTCGATGCCCTGCTCACAGGCAAGGCGAGCGAGGAGTGCGATGGGACCCAGAAACTCAAGCGCTGGGAACTCGCTCTCAAGTTTCGCGGTGGTGCCTCTGTGTCCCTCGTGGCTGAGGAGGTCATGTTCGTGGATGCCTGCCTCGCTCAGGTGTTCAAGGCGAGCGTGTACGGGCCGGCGCGCGATGCCCTCAACGGTGTGACACGCTAGCGCCTAGATGCCGTACGGCGTAATCCCATACGGGGTCAACCCCTACGGCAACGGTGATGCGCCCGTTGTTGGCGATGTCGTGGAAGTCGAGCTCCCGGGAGTCTACATCGACGCGCTCGTGTTCGATGAGGCCACTGAGTCTCTACTGCTCCTGAACATGGTCCCCGAGAAGGGGAGCACGGGCAACGCGGTAGATACCAACGTCACCTTCGAGGTGTTCGATACCACGGGCGGGGTGCTCGTTGGCTCCACCCTGAACGTGATGATCGATGGGGTCGCCGCGGTCGTTGGCGGGGTCGCGCAAACCGGCTTCGCCGCTACGATCACAGGGGACGCAACAGACGTTCTCCACGTCTCGATCAACCCCACCGCGGACTTCCTCAGCGAGTCGATCGTGGTGGTGGATGTCGAGGTTCAGAATGACGCGGCGCTCGAGCTCGTGGAGACCTACGTCTTCAAGATCGATGATGTCACCGCGCCGAAGTTGCTCTCTGCCCTCGCGCTAGACCACATGACGGTGCGCGTGGAGTTCGACGAGGCGATGAAGGCAGTGAGCGCCGCCGCCACGGACGACGCGCTGAACCCCGACAACTACGCGTTTAGCACCCCCACGCAGCCCGCGGTCCCCATCTACGCGGTGAGCGTGGCCAAGGTCACGGACTTTCAGTACGACATCACGCTGGATATCGAGATGACTCCGGGCGCCGTCTACACGGTGGTGGTCTCAGGTGCCGAGGACAGCCAAGGCAACGCGATCGCTGCGCCGGATGACGACGCTGTGTTCTCCGGCTACGTGTGCCCCGCGCCGGCTGAGCGTGACTTCCTGCTTTGGGACATGCTGCCCCCGCTGCCCAAGCAACTGGACGCGGATGTCGAGTATTTTGAGAAGTTCATCGGCTGTTTTCAGGAGGTCACGGACCTCCTCCTCTGCCTGATCGACCGCTTCGCTGAGACCTTCGATCCTGACTACGCGCCGGAAGCGTTCGTGGACGCGATGCTCGTGGACCTTGGCAACCCGTTCCGGTTCGCCCTGACCCTCACGGACAAGCGCCGCCTCATCCGCATCTTGCTCGACATCTACCGGAGCAAGGGGACCGCGGTGGGCATCGTCAACGCGGTGCGCTTCTTCCTCGGGGTCGAGGTTGAGGTTGAGCCCTTGAACGACCCGTTGGGGCAGTGGCAACTAGGGGAGGACGAGTTGGGTATCGACACCTACTTGGCCCCCAGTGACCTCTACCTGATCTACTCATTCCGCATCGTGGCACCCTATGTGTTGACCGCTGAGCAGCGGGTGCGGGTGCGGGAGATTGCGCAGTACATGCGCCCCGCGCATGAGCATCTTGTGGAGATTCAGGAGCCGGTGGAAGTGATCGACCCTGACCATTGGGCCCTTGGCTTGAGCCTCCTTGGCGACGAGACCGACTTGCACGAGTAATGGGAGTTATGTATGGATCGTAGGGATTTTTACTTTCAACAGCTTGTGACCGAGGCCGATCTTGACGAGGTCTTCGAGTTGGCGGAGGCGGCCGATCACAACTACGTGATCGACAACGGTTTGGTCGGGGTCTACTTCGGCCTCGATGTCGCTGAGGCGGGGGTCCCCAACCTCACGGTTCAGGTGTCGGCCGGTGCTGCCTATGACCAGACCGGACAGCGCATCGCTGTGCCGTCCACGCAGATTGTCAACGTGGCCGTGGACAGCAACGCGGTGAGCACGACCGTCGCGGGCGTGGGCAACAGCAAGATCATCTCGGTCTACGCGAAGTTCAAGCGGGTGCTTGGCAATCCGAAGACGGACGGCAACAACGTCAGCGTCCAGTACGACCGCGATGAGTCCTACGAGTTCATCGTCCGGCAGTCGACCGAGGCAGTGGGCCCGACCCCGCCTTCGCTGCAAGCGGACGAGATTCTCCTCGCCGACATCACGCGGGTGTTTGGTGGGACCACGGTGGTCAACTCCGCAGTCAGTACGACACGCCGGCAGTGGGCTATCAGCGCTACATCGGGCTCCTACAGCGTGAAGACGGGGCGTGTCGATACTGCGATTCAGTCAGTTGTGGAGCTGATCGATGGGTTGGACACGGACGTTGCAGACCACATCGCCGACCCCACGGCGGCGCACGCTGCGTCCGCGATCGCCAACACCCCCGCAGGCACCATTGCAGCGACGACGGTGCAGGCTGCGATCAACGAACTGGCCACGGACGCTGTTGCTGACACGGCGGCACTTGCTGCGCACCTCGCGGACGCCACGGACGCTCACGCTTCATCTGCCATCTCGCTTGCGTCTCGCACCGCGTGGCTTGGAGGGCGCACCAACCCGGACGCGACGCTACAGGCCGGTGTTGACAAGATCATCACGGACCTCGCAGTCACGGATACCAGCGACGATGGCATGGAGCGCATCGGTGGGGCGGCAACAGCCGGCTCACCTCGCTCGTTGTCTTCGGGGTCGGCACGCTCGCAGGCGGACGCGCTACTTGGCTACGTCAACGACCTTGAGAAACGCACCGCTGTTGTGTGGGGACGCTTCTCGACAAACGGCCTCGGTAGTATCTCGATTCTTGACAGTGAGGGTGTGGCGAGTGCGCTGGTGACGCCTGGCTACATTGAGGTGACGTTCTCGACCGCGTTTGCTAACACGTCGTATGCACCGCTGGTCACGTCCCTTGGAGGTGCCGGTACAAACCGGTTCTATCAAGTCAACTCGTCCACACTGACGACCACGACTTTGCGCGTCTACGTGATCACCCCTGCAGACGAGGGCACTGTCAACCCCAGCACGCAGATTTGCGCCTTTAGCTTGGAGGTAAAGGGCCGCCGACCGTAGTCAGGATGTAGGCCCGAAGCAGGCGTGAAAGCCGTTTAGCCACGGCTGACAGTCGCACGCGTCCCCCGGTTCGCAGAGGACAACTTTGCAGTATCCGTTGGGGGCGCACGTTGCTGTAGGGGCCGGGTTGCTGCCGCAGTCGTTCTGGCACGCCTCGTCAGTGTTGCATGGGAGGCTGCAGGTTTTGGTCCCCAGACCTTCCACAGCGGGATAGCACTCATTCCCGAAGTCGCAGTCTGCGTTGGTCCAGCATGCGTTCTGGTGGCACACAACCTCCTCAGGTTGCTCCACGCAGTACAGTGCACGTGCAGCCCTGCAGTCGCTCACGGAGGTTACTGTCCACGCGCTATCCACCTTGTCGGCGGTGCCCCACGCGGCGACCGCTGACTCCGAGGTCCACCCGTTGCAGGAACCTGACCCCTCCCATGTTCCGTTGGGCAGAGTGGCGGTCCACACCTCAAGGTCGTACTCATCCTCCCCTAGCGCGTTCATCTGCGGGGCGTTGGTCAGGCCGGTCAACACCTGATTCCAGTCGCTCGCCACAACAACACCGTCAGGTCGAGCATAGCGCCCCGGAGCAGGACTGAACCGCGTGAGCGGGCTCGAGGTCTCGTCAGAAATCCACGCACGAAAATGTCGGTCGCCGGAGGGCCCATCGAGGCCAGCCTTTCGAGCCATGTGGTCACACGTCTCGTCAGCCTGCGCCACACTCCCCACGGCGCTCCCTGTGAAGCGTGCTTCGTATCCGGTGACGAAGACAAGGCGGTCACGGATGCAGTTGAAGCAGAGGTCATCCCCGTCGCACTCCTCGCCCGCGTCCAGTTCACCGTTGCCGCATAGGGACACTAGCCCAGACGTTGACTCAGTGTCGCCGCCTGTTGGGTCACTTGTGCTACTCGTGGTGAAGTCACCCGACGTGAGGGCGATCAAGGTCTCGCCGGCTGTCGAATCGTCTCCGCTGGACGTGTCAGTTTCGCTAGTGAGTGTGCCGATTGGCTCAAGTGGGTTGGGGCCAACAGGGCAGGCTGATAGGGAAAGCAGGGCGATAAGGAGAGTGCTTCGGGATGGGCTTGACATGTGCAGGTCCCTTATACGCGCGCTCTTCATCCGTGGGCGCGCAGGCGTCGGGTCCCGGGAGGTCACCGGAACTCGTGGAACCCACGCCGGTCGACTCGTCCGCAGAGCTCGAGGTGCTCGTGCTGAGGTCACCAGTCGTGGGCGGCGCGGCGTCAGTGATGCTCGTGGTGGGCAGTGCGCCGGTCGATGACTCGCTGTCGCTGGGGTCCGCGGGCACCGGAGCGGGGAGCGCGTCAGTGGTCACCCAAACAGGGTCGATTGGCGGGCAAGCGGTGAGTAGAGATAGCGCCGCGAGGGCGCCGAGTAGGCGTGGCATGAGGGCCTCCATGCCTCATGACTTGGGCGGTGCGGGAAGTGCCTCCTGCGTGAGACGCCGTTGCTCTCTCACTCGTCCTAGCGCTCGCCTCGCCACTCACTGACTATGTGGATGATGTGTGCGCCGCGCTACCTGAGGGGGCGTGCGAGCCGCTGTACGCGCTCGTGGACACCCTATACCACGTCCTCCCTCACGCCGATGCTGAGTCCGGTTCGTGGTGCTGTGCAACCTGTGACGCGTCGGTGAAGGGCTGCGAGCAAGGCGGGACCGTGTCGAGGTGCGGTCAAGGCGAGCACGAGTCGCGCCCTGTTCACCTCGCGTGCTCATGGGCCTACGTTTGGGATACCTCAGCGGGCACGGTGTCCTGTGTGCTGTGAGCCGCCGCCGCGAGTTTCTCACTCGCCCCCTTGAAGTACGTTGGGTCTGCCTCCATGCCAATGAAGCGGCGGCCCAGCTTGAGCGCTGCGAGGCCGGTCGCACCGCTCCCCATGAAGGGGTCAAATACGACGGCGCCGGGGCGACTGCTCGCGCTGATGATGTGCTCCATCATCGCGGCGGGCTTTTGACAGGGATGCTTTCCCTTGCGCGTGGAGACGGTGGGGAATGTCCAGACATCGGTGTAGGGGACATCCGCGGTCACGTTGAAGGGGCGCCTGAGGTCCTCGTACTCGCGTCTGAGGTCCTCGTACTCGCGCTGAAAGAACGCGTGCTCGGTCTGTAGAGATTCGTGTGTCCGCTCAAGGTGTCCGCGTCCGGAAAGTTCGCGTAGTGCAAGGTAATGGGCCTCAGTCGGTAGCCACCATTGTGAGCGGCTAAAGTAATGCCGTGAGGCCATTCCGCCTGCCGTGGCACTAAACCCACAAGCCACGTTGCACGCTACTTTGTCGACACCTGCCCGCCGACGTTCGCCGTCAAGGTACGCACGCAGCGGCTCGAAAATGAACCCTCGCAGCTCGTCACATTTGGCCGCATACCCAGCCTCGCCCTTCGCCATGTTGTCGGCGCCCTTGTGCTCAGCGAAGATGATCGCCTCGCTCACTGGGAAGAATGAGCGCATGTCACTTTTGCGGAACATCTCCGCCTTGGTGCTGAACTTCGGCTTGGCCCACGTGATGCGCTGTAGGACGTTGAATCGCTGCTTGATCAGGAC